TGCTTCCCGATTCTCTATTACCCGACCGATCGGTTGGTTAATTCGAGAGAGGTTGTAGGGGGGGGAGGGGTGGGTGGTGGTGGGAAAAATTTGTGGTGCCTCCCAAATTCTGAAAAAGCAGTTTTAGGAAAAGCAAAAACAAGACTGGTGTAGGTTAGAAGCGACTAGGTAAGTTGATGCTTGTCGGACGAAGCGTACAGGCGTGAGCATGTAACCCGTATATATAGGGTTGATCTTCTTTCGAAGAGAGCCTCTTGTTTATCTAGGCTACTGGAGTATGTTTGTCAGACATTGCCAGCTCAAGCAACATTGCCCTGTTCAGGTTGAGTGTGAAGACATCCCGTCTTTATCACTGCCCTACTGAGAACTCGCCTGATTCGCCATGTTTATCCCACTTTGTCGGCTCAACAGCATGGAGGGCTGGGTCATGGCCCCGAAGCAAATATACATCCTTGACAGAATTTGTCAATGGGATTACCCTAAGCCATAACTTCCTTCTATGGGCAAAAGAATGACTGATGTTGAAATCAAGAGAAAACGGGGTCGTCCCAAAAAGACCATTGGGCAGATGACCGTCACTGACATTGCTAAACAGAAGCAAGATTTGCTTCCAGTGACTGAAGGGCAAAGACTCAAAGCCCTGAAAAACATCCTTCTGAACTCTGCTGGCACAAATGTCGTTCACAAAGCAATTGAGATTGCCATGAACGATGAACACCCCGCCCAAGCCTCTATGATCAAGTTACTGATGGACAGAACACTGCCTGTCAGTATGTTTGAGAAAGAAAAGAACCAAAGAAGTGCCGTGACTATCAATATCACTGGCATTGGGGATAACCCTATCACCATAGGCTCATCTGACGAGCCTGAACCTGAAATCATTGATGTTGAGGATAAGAATGGCTGATTTACAGTTCAAACTCTTGCCTTGGCAACAAACAGTTTTTGGCGACAAAACAAGGTTCAAAGTCGTAGCCGCTGGTCGTCGGTGTGGTAAGTCAAGACTGGCCGCTACATCACTGATCATCGAAGGATTGCGCTGTCCTGCTGGCTCGGCAGTCATGTATGTTGCGCCTACCAATGGTCAGGCTAGACAGATCATTTGGGATGTTTTGCTGGAAATCGGGCGTGAAGTCATCGCTGGTAGCCATGTGAATAACCAAGACATCACCCTGATCAACGGAGCCAAAATCTATGTCCGTGGTGCTGATAGACCAGATACTTTGCGGGGTGTGAGCCTGACATTTGTGGTTTTAGACGAAGTGGCTGACATCAAGCCTGAAGCCTGGGAACAAGTCATCCGAGCCGCCCTGTCAGACAAAAAGGGTCGAGGGTTGTTCATCGGCACTCCAAAGGGTAGGAACTGGTTCTACGATATGTACAAGTTGGGTCTGGAAGGCGAAGACCCTGAATGGAAGTCTTGGCACTTCACCACTGCGGACAATCCTCTGATCGACCCCAAAGAGATTGAAAACGCCAAGAAAACAATGTCCACATTTGCCTTTAACCAAGAATACAAGGCAAGTTTCAACAATGCTGGTGCTGATGTTTTCAAAGAAGATTGGATCAAGTTTGGTGTTGAGCCTGACTATGGCAGTTACTACATTGCTTGCGATTTGGCTGGCTTTGAAGAAGTGGCTAGATCAGCAGGAAACGCAAAAATCAAACTAGACGAGTCTGCGATTGCAGTAGTAAAAGTCACAGATGATGGCGTTTGGTTCGTCAAAGAAATCATCCATGGACGATGGGACATCCAAGAGACTGCTAACAAGATTCTGATGGCAATTCGAGAGTACCGTCCTCTATCCGTTGGCATTGAGAGAGGGGCACTAAAGAACGCAGTTATGCCCTATCTGATGGACATGATGCGTAAAAACAACACTTTTGCCCATATCCAAGATTTGACGCATGGAAACAAGAAAAAAGCGGACAGGATCATTTGGGCGTTGCAAGGACGGTTTGAGCATGGCAGAATTGTGTTAAATTCGGACGAAGATTGGGATGAGTTCATAGATCAGCTATTACTTTTCCCATCAAAAGGAGTGCATGATGACCTCCCTGATGCACTTTCTTACATTGACCAAATGAACATCACAACCTATTTTGAAGGCGATGACGAAGACAACTGGGAGCCTGTCGATGTTATTTCGGGGGTGTGATGGAAGAAAGCCAATTTGACCAGCCTAGTGATTCAGACAAAGAGATTGTCTCTTTTGTTGTTGACCATTGTGATCGCTGGAGGGACTGGCGAGACACCAACTATCTGACCCTTTGGGAACGCTACGAACGACTGTTTCGTGGTGAATGGGCAGCTGAAGACAAAACCCGTGAGTCTGAGCGTAGCCGAATCGTAACTCCTGCTACTCAGCAAGCGGTTGAAACCCGTCATGCTGAGATCATGGAGGCTATTTTTGGTCAAGGCGAGTTCTTTGACATCTCTGACGATATTCGGGATGTGAATGGAAGTCCTTTGGATGTGGGTCTGATCAAGGCTCAACTGATGGAAGACTTCAAGCGGGACAAAATCCGTAAGTCCATTGACCAAATTGAGTTGATGGCTGAAATCTACGGCACTGGCATTGGCGAGATCATCGTCACCACTGAGAAAGAATTTGTCCCTGCCACTCAGCCTATCCCTGGTCAGCCTGGACAAGCGGCAATTGGCGTGATCGAGAAAGACAGAATTGCTGTCAAGATCAACCCCATCAACCCCAAAAACTTCCTGTTCGACCCCAATGGAGCCTCTATTGAAGAGTGCATGGGTGTCGCAATTGAAAAGTATGTCTCTATCCACAAAGTTGTTCGTGGGCAAGAGCAAGGCATCTACCGCAAAGTAGAGCTTGGTCTTGACTCTCTGGATGACCGCTTGGAGCCTACTCAAGAAGTCACCCAGTATCAAGATGACAAAGTGAAACTGCTGACCTACTATGGTCTGGTTCCTCGTGAGTATCTTGAACAACTGGAAAACGAAGGCGCTGAAGTCGTTGACCTGTTCCCTGAAGACAGCATCCAAGACGAGTATTCTGATCTGGTCGAAGCAATCGTTGTGATTGCCAATGACAGTGTTCTGCTAAAAGCAGAGAAGAATCCTTACATGATGAAGGATCGTCCTGTGATCTGTTATCAGGATGACACTGTGCCCAACCGACTGCTTGGTCGGGGAACCATTGAGAAGGCTTACAACAGCCAAATGGCTATTGATGCTCAGGTTCGCACCCACTTGGATTCTCTTGCTCTGACGACCAGCCCAATGATGGCTATGGACGCAACCCGTCTGCCTCGTGGTGCTAAGTTTGAGGTTCGTCCTGGCAAAGCCATTCTGACAAACGGCAATCCCAACGAGATTTTGTTCCCGTTCAAGTTTGGCAACACGGATTCTGGGAACATCACGACTGCCCAAGCCTTTGAGAAGATGCTCTTGCAGGCGACTGGGACTTTGGATTCTCAGGGCATGGTCAGCCAAGTCTCTAGGGATGCTGGCAATGGTGGCATCAGCATGGCTGTGGCCTCCATCATCAAGAAATACAAGCGCACTTTGGTGAACTTCCAAGAAGATTTCTTGATTCCGTTCATCCAGAAGGCGACTTACCGCTATATGCAGTTCGACCCTGAGCGTTATCCCACTGTGGATATGAAGTTCATCCCGACTGCTACTCTGGGCATCATTGCCCGTGAGTATGAGCAACAGCAGTTCATCTCTTTGCTTCAGACTCTTGGCCCCAACACCCCTGTTCTGCCCTTGATTTTGAAGGGAATCTTGAACAACTCTAGCCTGACTAACCGCTATGAGTTGATGGCTGCTCTTGATCAGATGTCTCAGCCTGATCCGCAAGCTCAACAACTGGCTCAACAAAAGGCCATGTTGGAATTGCAAGCAATTCAGGCTCAGGCTCTTGTCAATGCTACGCAAGCAGAGCAAAATCGGGCTGAAGCATCGAAAACAATGGTTGAAACCCAGTTGTTGCCTGCTGAAGTTCAGGCTAAGACCTTGGCGGCGACCACTCAGAACCTGCCTGAAAGGGCTGATTTGGCTCAACAGGAGTTTGACCGCCGAGCCAAGATTGCTGAGTTGATGCTCAAAGAGGCAGACATCAAGAATAAATCGAAGATTGTTGAAATGCAGATGGCTGAAAAAAGCCAAAAGATGACTAAAATCGAAGATGAGTTCTTGAAACAACTGGTTGAGGGGCTGAAATAATGGACATCGACCAACTTGAAGCCAAGTTAGGTATTCAAGGCTTGTCAGATGAAGACAAGTTGGCATTGGTGTCTCAAATCCAGCAAAACATTGCCAAAAAGAAGGCAGAACAGACGACCTCTAACCTAGCCGAACACACAAAACTGGTCATCCGAGCAATTAAGAAGATTGAAGAAGACCTGGTTTCAAAGTTTGAGGCACTGAACGGCAAAATCTCTACCAAAGTAGCGTCCATTAAAGATGGTGCGCCTGGAAAGGATGGTCGTGATGGAAAAGATGGTCGTCCTGGTCGGGACGGTATTGGAACTCCTGGCCCTGCTGGCAATCCTGGGATGGATGGGCGTGATGGTGTCGATGGCACTTCTGTCACTAATGCCCGAATCGACTTCGATGGATCATTGCTTATCACTCTTTCTGACGGGCGTGAAATCAATGCTGGAGAAGTAGTCCCACTTGACATTTCCGAGCGCATCAAAGTCATCACCAATGGTGGCGGCACATCACAAGGTGTCCTTGATACGCTGACTAGCTTGCAAAACCAGATCAATGCACTGGTTGAAGGCTTGTCCTATCAGGGAAACTGGAACGCATCTACCAACACGCCCACTCTTGCTTCTGGTGTCGGCACTCAGGGCTATTTCTACATTGTCTCAGTGGCTGGTTCTACCAACATTGATGGCATTACGGATTGGCAACCTGGGGACTGGATCATCTTCAATGGCTCTATTTGGCAGAAGATTGATCAGTCTTGGGCGACTGCTGGTGCTAACTCCAACATCACGAGTTTGAGTGGCATCACTGGTGGCATTTCTACCCCTGACTACATTGAGTTTGATACCGCTTATGCAACCACTTTGACTGCTGGTCAATTGGGTTGGGATGGTAACAATACTCTGGGTCTTGGCATGGCTGGTGGTCATGTCATTCAGCACATTGGTGAAGATCAGTTCTTCTACTGCAAGGCTACTTCGGCTATCACGAAGGGTCAAGTGGTGATGTTTACGGGTGCTGTTGGCGCTTCTGGTGTTTCCACTGGCGCTCCTGCAACTGGCATCACTGATGGCACTTACATCATGGGCATTGCTGCTGAAAGCATTGCTCTGAATGATTTTGGTCTGATCCAGACATTTGGAACGCTTCGCAATGTCAATACGACTGGATATGCTGATGGCGACATCCTTTGGTATGACCCGACTGTTACTGGTGGACTGACAAAGACTAAGCCTTCTGCGCCAAATGTGAAGGTTCAGATGTGTGCTGTCATCAATGGTGGGTCAAGTGGTGGTGGAACCATCCTGATTCGCATTGACCCAGGCTCAACACTGGGTGGCTCTGACTCCAATGCTCAGATCAATACGCCTAGTAATGGTCAGATTCTGACCTATGACGGTGGAAATGGGTACTGGAAGAACACTGATTTGACTGCAGGAACTGGAATCTCTGTTTCTGAGACTTCTAATGGAGTATTGAGCATTGCCAATACTGCCCCTGACCAAACTGTGAGTTTGACGGGTTCTGGTACGACGACGATCACTGGAACTTACCCTAACTTTACAGTTTCTAGCGCAGATCAATACACGGGTACTGTGACCAGTGTGACTGGAACTAGCCCTGTTGCATCTAGTGGTGGGAATACACCTGCGATCAGTTTGGCTAGTGGCTATGGGGATACTCAGAATCCCTATGCCTCGAAGACTGCAAATTACTTTTTGGCATCTCCAAATGGTTCTGCTGGAGTGCCTACATTTCGGGCAATTGTCGCATCTGACATCCCGACATTGAACCAAAGCACGACTGGTAATGCCGCAACTGCAACAAAGTTGGCAACGGCTAATTTCAGCATTGAAGAAGTGGCTGGTAAGTTAGTCAT